GCTTCCAGTAGCCCCAATTGCGCTTTTGATCTTCGGGTGTCTGAAAACCCTTGCCCTGACACGCGTAACAGGGACCAGTCTTACCGATGAATACTCCATTTAAAACGTAACCGTGTCCGTGGTAGACACCGGTACCGGTACATTTGATACACTTAATTGTTTCGTTCGATGTGAACATGTGCGCTCCCTGTGGTGAGTGTGTTCAACTCAGGTTCCAAGCAATGGGAAAGCCCCCAAACTGCGGGGGCCTATGTTATTCCTGTGACAGGAGGTACGCTTTGAATGCAGCCTTGTCCTGTTCGATGCGAACATTTCGCTTCGCTGCCACTTCCTTGTCGTGATACAGCATGAAGCCACGTGCGAAGTTCGCACCAACGTTGTCGCCTACGGGATTCGTCGCCTTCGCGACGCGTCCACCAGCGCTGTAGCCCGTCTTCACGTCAGCCATTTCAATCTCCTCAGATGTGACGCATACCACGTGATATGCACCAAGAACACCCCCACCACGATATAAGCATGCTTCGGTAGCGTACCGAAGGCGAATCCGAAGTGACCCCCGCCTGCGGAGTGAGGGGGGAGGGAACCATGCACAACCTCATTTACAAAAAAATTTCTAAAAAATTTAGGGGGAAACTCGAAATAATCTGATAATCTCAGTCGCACTATGGGAAGTGGTGAGAAATCAAAGATTAGCGTGACTTCGGCGCATCCGTTACACACGTTGGACGGGCGCGAGAGGCAGTTCGCGACGTTCGTAGCGGAGGGTAAGTCGGTGCGGACGGCTGCGGCCTTGGCGGGGTACAACGATGCCAATGGGCGGAACCGCGATCGGCTTAAGAATGACCCCCGGGTGGTCAAGGCGGTGGAGTTTTTGCGCAAGAAGAGTGAACAGAGTATCTTGACGAGCCGGAAAAAGGTCTTAGAAGGCTTCCTTGAGGCCATTGAGCAGGCGAAAATGATGTCAGAGCCGATGACACAGATCGCCGGGTGGCGAGAAATCGGGAAATTGTGCGGGTATTACGCTCCGGAAGTGAAGCAATTGAATGTGACGGTGGGCGCGAAGAGAGTTGTGTCACAGCTTGAAGTGATGAGCGACCAAGCGTTGCTTGAGTTGATTGAAAAGGATAGTGAAGTGATTGAGGGTGAAGCGATAGAGGTTTTGAGCGTACCAGCGTACGACAGCGAAGCGGGTAGTGAAGCGGGTAGTGAAGCGGATAGTGAAGCGGATAGTGAGCCAGAACAACGAGACTCCTGAAGTACTTGAGCAGTTACCTAGTGCACAGCGCCGGGAGTTAGCGAGCCGGGTGCTGGCACGGCGGAATTTGGTTCATTTCATTCAGCGGATGAAGCCGCAGTACGAGGCGGGGTGGGTGCATAGAGACATCGGAGCCAGACTCGAAAAGTTCTCTGCTGATGTGCGGGACCGGAAATCACCGAGGTTGATGATTCTGATGCCTCCGCGTCATGGGAAGAGTGAGATGGCGAGTGTGCGCTTCCCGGCGTGGCACCTTGGGCATTATCCGACGCACGAGGTTATCAATTGCGGGTACAACATGGACTTGCCGATGCGGTTTTCTCGGCAGGTGCGGGAGATCGTGCGTGATAAGGCGTACCAAGCCTTATTTGAGGGTACTCAGATCGATCCTGAAAGCCAGTCGGCTGAAGCGTGGAACGTTACGATGGGTGGTGGTTTCACAGCGGCGGGCGTCGGTGGTGGTATCACGGGTAAAGGTGCCCACGTACTCATTATTGACGACCCGATTAAGAATCAGGAGGAAGCCGATTCGATCACGGTTCGCGACGCGTTGTGGTCTTGGTACTGGTCAACTGCGTATACTCGCCTCGCACCGGGAGGCGGGGTGCTGGTCATCCAGACGTGGTGGAACGACGATGATCTGGCTGGACGACTTCAGTCCCAGATGCATAGCGAGGACGGCAAAGCGGATAAGTTCGATGTTGTGAAGTACCCCGCCCTCGCAGAGGCGTATGAGTATGAGCATAAGACTACGCGGGAGATTGTTCGGTCGGTGGAGCCGCTCACGGAGCAGCCGGGGCTAGGGGAGTACACCTTAGAGGACTTCACTTTCTTGCGTGCACCGGGGGAGGCTCTGCACCCGGAGCGGTACAGCATTGAAATGATGCAGAATTACAAGAACAACATGCCGCCGCGTACTTGGTCGGCGTTGTATCAGCAAAATCCGGTGCCAGATGAGGGTATGTACTTCCAGAAGGATTGGGTGAAGTACGAGTCAGTGAGTCCGCAGCTATATAATAGGAATGTGTATCAGGCGTGGGACTTCGCGTGGGGTGAGAAGAACCATAATGACTACACCGTAGGTGTAACGCTTATTCAGGACGAGAACAACCACCTGCACTTAGTCGATATCGTGCGGATCAAGGCGGATACGTTTGCTGTAGCGACGGCGGTGATGAACTTCGTGTTGAAGTGGGGGGGCGAGAAGACTGCGCCGCTGACGCTTGGGTTTGAGGATGGAGCGATCTGGCGTGGTGTGAAGCCGTTCTTCCACAGCTTGATGAATGAGCATAAGGTGTACCCGCCGTATGAGGAGTTGAAAGCGCTGACGGACAAGATGGCGCGTGCCCGGGCGCTTCAGGGGCGGATGCAGCAGGGGCGGGTCTGGTTCCCGCAAGAAGCGGGGTGGACCGGGACGGTGGTGCAGGAGTTATTGCGCTTCCCCGCAGGGGCGCATGATGATATTGTGGACGCACTCGCGCACGCGGTGAATCTTTGCGTCGAGAAGTCCCCGAAGTTAGGTCGCCAGCCGCCTCGGTTGCAGTCTTGGAAAGACAAACTTGCTGGCCTCGGACGTGGTGATGGTTCCTTTATGAGCGCATGATATGCGAGATAGAACAGTCATACGAGATAAGAACAGTCATGCGAGATAAGGACAGTCATGCCAGTCAATGTTGAGCTTGCCGGTCCTATCTGGCTACGTTATGAGTACCTTCGTGACAACGGTCACAACGAGTACATCGACAAAGCCGACAAGTGCGAGCAGTTCTTTCGCGGGATGCAGTGGTCGAGCGTTGACATTGCGAAGTTACAGCAGCAGCGCCGGCCCGCCTTAACGATTAACAAGATTCTGTCCACCCTGAGTAATGTCATGGGTGAACAGATTTTCAATCGGACGGATATCAGTTTTCAGCCGCGCTCGGGGGCACCCACCGCGACGGCGGAAGCGCTGTCGGTGGTGTACCGGCAGATCATGGACAACAACCAGTGGGACTGGCGTCGTAGTGATATGTTCTGCGACGGCATCATCACGTCCCGTGGGTTCGTCGACGCGCGGTTGGACTTCACCGACAGTATGATGGGCGAGGTTCGGGTCACCAGTTTGAACCCGAAGAACGTGCTGATCGACGCCGACGCGGATCAGTATGACCCGGATGAGTGGAACGATGTGTCGACCACGAAGTGGATGACGTGGGAGGACATCGCCATTCTGTATAACGAGGATGATGCGAACTTACTGAAAGACAGGAATCAGTCTTGGTTTCAGTATGGGTTCGACAGTATTGAGCGCACTCGGGATCGGTTCGGGCCGGAGAGCCAGCGCGGGTACTTTCAGGAGTCAGCACAGCAGGCCGACGTGCTGCGGAACATTCGGGTCATTGAGCAGCAGAAGCGGCGCATGGCGAACCAGAAGCACTTGGTTGATCCCACCACCGGAGACATGCGGGCGATCCCTGATGGGTGGGACCGGAATAAGATCGCGCACGTGGCGACCACGTACGGTCTGAACGTAGTGAACAAGTTGGTAAAGCGGATTCGTTGGACGGTGATCGCGGACAACGTGGTCCTGCACGACGATTGGTCACCGTTTGAACACTTCACAGTGGTGCCGTTTTTCCCCTATTTTCGTCGGGGTAAGACGATTGGTCTAGTCGAGAATCTGCTCGGACCGCAGGAGTTGCTGAACAAGGTCACGAGCCAAGAGTTGCACGTAGTTAACACCACCGCGAACAGCGGCTGGAAAGTGAAGGAGGGGTCGCTTAAGAACTTGACTTTGGAAGAGCTGGAACAGCGCGGCGCGGAAACTGGGCTGGTGATGTCTTTGGCCGATGTTAGCGATGCCGAAAAGATTCTCCCGAATCAAGTTCCTACAGGACTCGACCGTGTCAGTTACAAAGCTGAGGAGCATATTAAGTCGATTTCGGGTGTCAGCGACTACCAGACAGGCTCGGCGCGAGAGGATGTGTCAGCTAAGGCAGTTCAAGAAAACCTCGCGCGAGGATCGCTTAACCAAGCTAAGTCAGCGGATTCACTGAATCGGACAGATTACATCTTGGCGCGCAACGTGCTGAGTATGGTGCAGCGCTACTACACCGAAGAGCGGCTCGTCAACATCACCAAGAACCGGATGACCGGTGAGCAGCAGAGCATCACGATTAATCAGCCCACACCCGAGGGAGTGATCACCAACGACCTGACCATTGGTGAGTACGACATCGTGGTAACCAACGTGCCGCACCGGCAGACGCTGGAAGCGCAGCAGTTCGACCAAGCGGTGGCGCTGCGCGAGCAGGGCGTGCCGATCCCGGATGAAGTCTTGATCGCGCACAGTGCGCTGTTTAAGAAAGACGACATCCTCAAGAAGATTGAGGAAGCGAAGTCGACCCCGGATGCGTTGCACGCGCAGGAGGTTTCGCGTCTTGCCCGCGAGTTGGAGTTGGGTAAGATGAAGGCAGACGTGGAGGAAGGGCAGGCCGACGCGGTGTTGAAGAACGCGAAGGCGCGGAAAGAGACGTTGGAGGCAGCACAGCTTGAGTCTGGTGCACCGGACCCGGCTGATATGGCCAAGGTCAAGATCATGGAGCGTGAAGCTGAGATCGACCGGGAGATCAAGCTGCTTGATTTGGAGATCAAAAAGGCTGAGTTGTTGCTTGAGAAGGAAAAGATGCAGATGGATCGGCAGAAAGCTGCGATGGACCTACAGGTTAAGGAGGTCAACGCTATTGCCGATACTCAGATCGCGGGCAGCAGGGTTCGGCAGCAGGAAGAGCAGCATCAGGTGGCGCTGAAACAGGGTGCGGAGACGCACAAACAGAAACTGACGCAAACTAAACAGGTCAATCAGGAGAAGAAACGTGGCGGAAAACGCTGAAGTTGATCGTGGTGACGCTTTCGTACCCCCGACAGT